GGCAAACCTCGTTTAGTCTTGGACTGGAGTCCCAGCGAAGCTAACGAAGACTACGACGGGTCTCACGCCGGCACTGACAGAAATATCTCAGGTGTGATTACGAAGGTCCACAATCGTACAGACAGCGGAGACGGTACCCCCACAACGTCCCTCTTACGTTGCACGCTCTCGGGACTCAAAGTGACCCATACCGGAGGTAGCGGACAAGCGACCCTACTCCAGTTCGACCTATCCTCCCTACCTGGGATGAATGTCGCCTACCGGCAACGCTGCATATCTATGTCCATCGAAGTCGATGCCTTCAGCAATGGAAGCACAGGTGCTTGCAACTCAGCACTGATCCTGGCTCAGAGCCTCTACAGCCAGCCAAACAACGACGCGACAGACATGGACATTGGCCTACAGGCACGCAGGGAGAGCGCGAGCAACTGGCGCTGCCGTAGCTTCGACTACACTGGATCCTCCTCAAAGGCCACGCACAACCATACGTCTCAAGGACTCGGCTCAAGCGAACCTTCCAGTTTCCGGCAGATGCTTTGGGGTAACTCCTTCATGTGGTGGAGTGCCTACGACACAGGTACAGGGCCTTGCCGGTTCCAGGGGATCACAAACGACCGAAGGATCATCTGCAACAACAGCGTCACCGCACACGCTACAGACGGCCTCAACCACAACAAAATCTTATGGCAAATAGGTCGTGGCGATGATACCGCCATCACACTGACACTAACAAATCTGCGCGTCTGGACGTACTAATGCCCAACACCGTTCATAGAACGACCGCTGATTTGTTTGAGTGGTCAGACGAAAACGGGGACAGACCAGCGATCCGGCTGGGGTGCTCTATCCTTGAATCCGATATGCCCTCGGACGGCGCGGCCGTCTCTGTCGTAAAAGCCACGCTATCTGACGGGACAGAGCGAGTGATCTTGCTCTACTCCGTAGCCCCTGAAAGAGTGCCCGTCATGTGCGCGGGGACGCTGCTCAGAACAGCTATCGCCAACGACATCAAGGCAGCAGCGGACGCATTGATCTCGGAGTAGCCTCATGGGCTCGGTCTTTGGCGACAGTTCACGGCAAATCAATGAGCTTGCCGATAAACGACCATGCCGGGCGGCAACGCAGGGTAACTGTGGGAACCTCGCCGGCGGAGCGCCGTTAGTTGTCGATGGCGTCACGCTTCGCGCAAAAGACCGTGTGTTGGTGAAATGCCAAACGATGCCGTCCAGAAACGGCGTATATACAGTGGTTGTGCCCGGCGACGGGGCCTCCGGCATCTGGTCACGAGCGCGTGACTTTAACAAGAAGTCCGAGGTCTACGCAGGCGCGTCTATCTACATCGCAGAAGGCATAAAGGACGGCGGTACCACCTTCTACCTGACGACACCGGGAGATATTGCTCTCGGAGTCACAGAGCTGGAGTTCAGCCGCGACGACGTCATCTCCGGGCCGGGGTCAAGCACTGACATGGCCGTGGTGCGTTGGTCGGGTACGACCGGCGGTATCATTCAGGACAGCGTCAACGGCCCCATTGTCAACAATGACGGCGTCACCAACTTCAAGAGCGGTGTCGTTCACACGCACAGGTCGGTCACAGCTGATGACTCGCCATACACCGTGCGCGCTACAGACTACTTACTGGGCATCAAAACAGGCACAGGCTCCATCCGAATTGCCTTGCCCTCTGTCGGTTCTGTAAGCAAAGGACAGACTTACGTGATTGTCGATGAAGGCGGTGCATCGAGTACAAACGCAATCACGGTTGACCCTGCTTCTTCTGAGACTATTAGTGGTGAGGTGACCTTCACCATGGACATCCCATACTCCAGTATTCAGGTATACTCGAACGGGGCTGCTTGGTTCATCATCTGAGTAACCACAGACCCCGCTACCCCATTCTTCCCACCCTCCGCTCCTTGCGCTATCTACGCAACCCCGCTGCGGTAGTTAATGGAGTGGTCTACCTAAAAAGGTACAAAGCACGATGGCATATATCACCCCAAAAGCTACCGGAAGTCGGTACGGAGTCGCCAAACTCGACGGTGCGAATGGCGCCGCCGATACCGCGATGCGGTACCACTCTCGGCTCAACGACATCGCCGGGCTCACTCTCGACGACACCAAGATTCTCGTCAGTGACGGAAGCGGTAATATCGTCGCAGAAGCCGGCAATACCGCCCGGTCGCGACTCGGATTAGGCACAGGCCAGAGCCCCACCTTCACCGGCTTGTCGCTGTCTGCTGAGCTGGCCATGGGTGGCGCCAAGATCTCCGGGTTGGCTAACCCCACAGGCAACCAGGAAGCTGCTACCAAGGCATACGTCGACTCGCAGCTCACCGCCCAGGACCTGGACTTCTCTACCGATAGTGGAGCCGGCGCGGTCGACCTCGACAGCCAAACCATGGCGTTCACTTCCGGTGAAGGTCTGGACATCACCCACAGCGGTCAAGCAATCACCATCGCAGGTGAAGACGCCTCGGACAGCAACAAGGGTATCGCTTCCTTCGCTTCTGCGGACTTCGCCGTTTCCTCCGGCGCTGTCTCGATCAAGAGCGGCGGTGTGTCGAACGCCCAGATGGCCAACAGCGCCGTAACTGTCACGGCTGGCGACGGCCTGAGCGGTGGTGGCTCTGTCTCCCTCGGTGGATCAGTGTCCGTGGCTGTGCAGGTAGACGACTCGTCCATCGAGACGAACAGCGACACCATGCGCGTGAAAGCCGCCGGTATCACCAACGCAATGTTGGCTGGTTCGATCGAAAACGGCAAGCTGTCGAACTCCACAGTGAGCTTCGGTGGTGTGTCTTTGGCTCTCGGCGCCTCTGACGGAACTCCTGCGTTCAACCTTTCTGACGCAACCAGCTACCCCACCAGCAGCCTCGTCGGAACCATCACCAACGCCCAGTTGGCTGGCTCCATCGCTAACGCTAAGTTGTCGAACTCGTCTGTGACGATGACCGGCGATAGCGGCTCGGCTCAAGCTGTCGCTCTCGGTGGCTCCTTCAAGGTCGAAGGAACTACTAACGAGATCGAAACTGCTATGGATTCCGGCAAGGTTAAAGTCGGTCTTCCTAGCGACGTGACCGTCGGGCGGGACCTTACCGTCACCCGCGACCTCGTCATCAGCCGGAACCTGACTGTCAATGGAACCACCACTACGGTGAACACCTCTACGGTGACCATCGAGGATCCGCTCTTCAAGCTGTCCTCCAACAACACCGGAGACACCGTAGACATCGGTATGTACGGAAAGTACAACGATGGCTCCAATGACTGCTACACCGGTCTGGTTCGCGACACCGACGCTGGCGGCAAGTTCCGACTGTTCCATGGCCTGCAGGCTGAGCCGACCACGACGGTCAACACCGGCGGAACGGGCTACGCCAAGTCGACGCTTATCGCCAACTTGGAAGGTAACGTCGTCGGTGACTTGACTGGTAATGCTTCCGGCAACGCTGGGACCGCGACCACTCTCCAGACCGCTCGTAACATCGCCGTAGGCGGTGACCTGACTGGTTCGGCGAGCTTCAACGGTTCTGCGAACATCAGCATCGCTGCTACCATCAACGACAACGCTGTTGATGCGTCCGCGCTTGCTGACAACGCTGTTGACGCCGCTGCAATCGTCAACGGTGCTGTCGACGGGAACAAGCTCAACGCCTCGGTAGCCGGTGACGGCCTGACCGGCGGTGGTGGGTCTGCTCTTGCTGTCGGTGCTGGAGCCGGTCTGAGCGTTAGCGCTAACGCCATCGCTATCAACTACAGCGCTGGAGCTACCTGGGCAGGTAACCACGAGTTCGACGGACTAGTCGACATCGACGGTGACCTGAAAACAGATCGCGTCTTCCGTAAGGTGCGTTCTTCCAGCAGCAACATCACCCTCGATAACGATCACGTTTGCATCGCAGGCGGCGCCATCACGGTGACGCTCCCCGCTGCTGCTAATGGTCGCGAAGTTGTGGTGAAGCACGCAGCTGCTGCCAACCAGGTCGTCACCATCGCTACTCCCAGCTCGGAGACCATTGACGGTGGCGCAAGCTACGCACTGGACATTCAGTACTCCAGTGTCACGTTGGTCAGCGACGGAACCAACTGGTTCATCCTCTGATGGTTTGTAGCGTAGGGTAGCGCTTTCGAGACTGCCCTACGCTTTAGACACATCAAACTCCTGAGCGCGTCAGTCATTACACCCAATGGCTGGCGCGTTCTTGCGTTGCCCGGAAGATGCTTTCATGCTCGCAAAGCGCTACAATATCGGGAACGGAGATCACTGTGAGCCACCAACCAAAAATCATTGTCAACGCGCAACGAGTCCCGATCACGACCTCGAACTCACCAGACGAGCCGGGCGTTTACAGCATTGATCCGTCAAACCCCTTCATCTTGGTCAACACCGAGGGGGGCGGAGCAGTCGCTAAGCTACCGCCTGCGTCTATGTGCCCAGGCCAGCAAATCTGCGTGAAGCGCACCGGAGGACCCGACGAGAACGTAGTCACCATCATCGGTGATACCTTTGAACTTATCGACGGCGAGACCAACTTTCGCCTTGCTCACGCTTTCGCCTTCGTCACGTTCTTATCAACGGGCGAAGGTTGGTTTGTCATAGGCTGAAGCGGAGCCTGGCGCATGAAACCAAGGAATATCCAATATGATCGTTATCCTCGACAGACAGCACATTGGTAAGCCGGGGAAATCAGACCTCGGGGCGTGGGCAGATCTGGACGGAGACGGTAAGCGCGGTACCCATGAAATGGAAGCCAACCTGACTCCGCTGTATATCAAGGGGGCTCAGCAGTATTTAGAGATCCGAAAGCATGAAGCTCCCGTCTTCGACACCGGATGGTACTCAGAACGGCAGGCGCGAGCTAACGAACTTGCACTCAACCACCCT